AACACCTCAACAGGTTGTCTAACCGAGAGTTAAGTGATATAGGCCTTACTCGTGGCGATATAGATAACCTAGTATGGATGAGAGAAGACTTTAAGGAAAGAGGGCAAGGGTATGAGGCTAACGGTGATAAGTGAAGCACAGTCACTCTTCCATGTAATGTTATTAATAGATAAAGAATTTAAAAAAAAGGATTAACATATGAGTATTAAAAACCACCAAGGACCAAGCCTAGGTATATCAGAAGAAATACATGCTATGAAGTATCGCTCTAAAGGTGAAAGCTTTCGAGAAGCTATGTCAAGGGTAGCTGACTCTCTCAAAGACAGTGAAGACCACTACAATCAGTTCAGAGAAATATTACTTGATCAACGTTTCTTACCTGCAGGTCGAGTACAATCTGCAATGGGTTCACCTCGTAGAGTAACACCTTACAACTGCTTCGTATCAATGACTATTGAAGATAGTATGGAAGGCATTATGAAGGCAGCAACAGAAGCTGCCAAGACTATGCAACTAGGTGGGGGTATCGGTTACGACTTTTCTACACTACGTCCACACGGAGCCCTCATCAAGAGTCTAGACAGTCGTTCTAGCGGCCCTCTTAGTTTTATGGGTATATTCGATGCATTGTGTAAAACTATCAGCTCTGCAGGTCATCGTAGGGGCGCGCAGATGGCCGTTTTAAGGGTCGATCACCCAGACATCTTAGAGTATATCAAAGCTAAAAACAACTCAACTAACTTGACACAGTTCAACATGTCAGTCGGTGTTACTGATGACTTTATGGAAGCTGTTAAAAAAGACACTGACTTTGATCTAGTATTCGAAGGTAGAGTATATAGTACTATCCGAGCTAAAGCTTTATGGGATGACATCTTACGTTCTACGTGGGACTGGGCAGAGCCAGGTATCTTGTTTATTGACCGTATCAATCGTAAAAACAACTTACACTATTGTGAGTACATAGCGGCCACTAATCCTTGCGGAGAACAGCCTTTGCCACCTAACGGTGCATGTCTACTAGGTTCATTTAACTTAACGCAATATGTTGAAAAGAACATTGACTCTGGTTTTAGTTTCAACTTAGAGAAGCTAAAACATGACATACCTAATGTTGTACGGGCAATGGATAACGTAGTTGATAGAGCTACCTACCCTCTGCCAGCACAACAGCTAGAAGCTCAGAGTAAGAGACGTATGGGCCTAGGTATAACTGGTGTAGCTAATGCTCTTGAAGCACTTGGCAACCCTTATGGTTCAGATAGATTTTTAAATGATCTAGAAGAAATAATGGGAGTTATCAGGGATACATGTTACCAAACATCAATAAGTCTTGCTATAGAAAAAGGTGCATTTCCATTATTTAAAAAGGAATACTTAGACAGTGAATTTGCTAAAACATTACCTGACTCAATTCGTAACGACATCGCTAAACACGGTATCCGTAATAGCCACTTACTTTCTGTGGCTCCTACTGGCACTATCAGTCTCAGTGCTGATAATGTAAGCTCTGGTATTGAACCAGTGTTCTCTCACTTCTACGATAGAACTATCCAAACATTTGATGGTCCAATTGTAGAACGAGTAGATGACTATGGCTACCGAGTATTTGGCATTAAGGGAGAGACTGCTGATGAACTATCAGTATTCGATCACGTAAAAGTTCTTAACTTAGCTTCTAAGTATGTAGACAGTGCTTGTTCTAAGACATGTAACGTTGGAGACGATGTAACATGGGAACAGTTCAAGGATGTATACATGGCGGCTTACGATGGCGGTTCATCAGGTTGTACTACCTTCAGGGCTTCAGGTAAGAGATTCGGCATACTCAACGCGGCAACGTCAGAGGATGCAGTTATCGAACCAGAAGTAGATGAAGATAACTTCATTGACGAAGGTGGAGCTTGTTACTTTGACCCTGCTACAGGCCTTCGTACTTGCGAATAAACTTGACAACAGTACTATAAGTATGATACTATTAGGGAGTGACTTAGGTTGCTCCCTTTTTACTTAACAGGAGAGATTATGACTCAACAAAAACCAAAGACTAAAAGTAAGAAACGAGAGACTAAATACAAAGGTGCTGATACTAAACGTACCTCTGGTATTCTACCTAAGAATAAAAACCAAAAGCTACTTATAGACTCTATCAAGTCATCCTGTCAAGTAATTGTATTTGGTCCTGCAGGTACAGGTAAAACATATGTTACAACTACAATGGCGGCTGACCTATACACTAAAAAAGATATAGATAAGATTGTTATTACACGTCCTATGGTCTCTGTTGGAAGAGAAATAGGTATTCTTCCAGGAGACTTAGGGGAGAAAGTAGCCCCCTGGGGTTTACCAGTTATTGATGTACTAATCAAACACCTAGGACGAGGTGCTGTTGAGACAGGTATCAAGAATGGTAACATTGATATGGCTCCTCTTGCTATGATGAGGGGTCGTTCATTCGACAACGCTTTCATCATCTGTGATGAGGCTCAAAACATAACCACACACGAACTTAAAATGTTACTAACTAGGGTAGGAGAGGGTTCTACTATTGTACTCAACGGAGACGTACAGCAGACTGACCTTAAAGATGGCGATGGTTTAACTAAGATAACCCACCTAGCTAAGAAACATAGCTTACCAGTACCTATCGTTGAGTTCTCATTAGATGACATTGTACGATCAGACATCTGTGCAAGTTGGGTTAGAGTGTTCTACAAAGAGGGTTTATAGTGACTCCAAGTTGTTCATGGTGTGGAGATAGCACACTTAAAGGTTTTAAATGTAAAGTTTGCGGAGGCAACAAAATGGCTAAGAAGAAAAATGAAGAAATAGTGAGAGAACCACAACACTACTCACGTTGGGTAATAGAACCCATTGAATTTATAATGCGTAACAAGTTCGAGTTCTGGAGAGGCAACATCATTAAGTATGTAGTCAGGGCAGGGTTCAAGTCTTACGAAGGTAAAGACTTAGTAGAGTCAGAAATTATTGATCTAGAGAAAGTAATAAGATATTCAGAAATGCGTATAAATCATTTAAAAGGTAAGGACAAGTTATGAAATTTGTAGTAACAGTTTTGTTAATTGCATTAGCTTTAACAGTAGGTGTACCTATGACTGCACACTCCTCTAATATTACTCACAGTACCTCTCAAATAAACCTTGAAGGTGAAATTAAGAGCGGTGACTACGAAAAGTTACAAAGAGTTATAGACAGGACAGGTATAAAGTCTATAAGTTTTAACTCTAACGGAGGAGCTGCTATAGAAGGGTATCAAATAGGATATATAATACGCAAGAACATGATGAGCACTGTTATAAAAAAAGGTAATAAGTGTCTTAGTGCTTGTGCTATAGCCTACTTAGGAGGTACTAATAAGTATAACTACGGTATCTTAGGTTTTCATGTAGCTTGGTCGCAACAGTCAGGTAAAGACTTTAATGAAGGCATGAGAGCAGGTCAAATTATGGGTTCTATAGATTCTATATACTCTTTTAATATGGGCTACACAGCACAACTTAATTTTATTATATCCCAAATAACTAGTAAAGAAGACTTTATTATACTAAGCTTAGATGATTTAAAACTATTTGAAATGAAAGATAAAGAATACACAGAGTTTAATACACTACCTAAAAACTGGATGTCTGATAGATTTTATAACCCACTTAGACTTCATCTTCTAAAAGGAGGTTTGTAATGCAAAAATGGAAATGGTGGTTTGTTACCAACTCAGGTATCTTAGCTCTGATTATAGGTCATATAAAGTTTGATCTATTCAATCAGTTATTAACGTCAGACAGCACCTATCTTACTTTTCTTATAATTGTTATATCTATAGCAACATCAGCATCTATGTTCTTTAAAAGAACTGATATGCATTGGTTTGCATCAGACGCAGTTTTATCTATAGGTATGGTAGGGACTCTATTTGGTTTTCTTATGGTACTAGGTCAAAGCTTTACAGATATAGATACAAGCTCAGTAGAGAGTATGACAGATGCTATTGGTATATTGGCTACTGGAATGTCTACAGCTCTTGTAACATCTCTTGTAGGTCTTATAGCTTCCTTGTGGTTAAAGCTACAGCTAGTTATACTAGGAGATTGATATGAGAAAATACAGCAGTAATCTAGCCTTTGTTGACCTACTATTCAACTTGCTTGTTGGATTTACTAGCCTGTTTGTTATTGCATTCTTACTAATTAATCCAATAGCTAAACAAGGGGTAGTTGACCCACCTGTAAAAGTTATGTTTGAGATATCGTGGGATGATAAAAGTTATCACGATATAGACTTATACTTAAAAGGACCTGACAATCAAGTTGTGTACTACGCAAATAAATCTAATGGTTATATAACTCTAAAAAGAGATGACTTAGGTTTTCAAACAGATACATACGAAGTTAACGGTAAGATAGAAATAGTAGAACGTAATTATGAGATTACTACTATGTCGAGTTTACCTGACGGAGATTATATAGTCAATGTTCACTTCTATGCAAGAGGTAAACGTAGACCTACTGATCCTGTCAATATTAAAGTAGCTGATTTAAGTCAAGAGGTATCTGTACGGGTAACAAGTATACAACCTTTTAAAATAATAGCTGATACATCTACGATACTTAAATACTTTCAAGAAAGAACTATACTAGTTTTTAAAGTAAAAGATGGTAAAATTGTAGAAGTACGGGATGACATACAAGTCAGATTAAGAAAGAAACATGCACAACAGGGAGGTGGGTTCTGATGACTAACATATATATAGTGTACTTACTATTAAGTACTTTTGTAGTATTTCTAATGTTCTATTCTAGGTTAAATGTATTTGTCAAAGCTTTAGCTTTATCGACTACAATTCTTCTAGGTTTACTTACACAGGCTCACTACATACTTCAGCTAGGTAAACCTATAGAAAAGTACCCTTCAGACGAATTTGTTTATGTTCATCATATGTCTGAAGTAGACAAAATATATGTTTGGATATGGACTAATGAAGCAGGTAATAGACTACACGTAATACCTTACAATCAAGACACAGCTGAAGAGTTGCAAAAAGGTAAGGAAGAACAGCAAAAAGGCTCTACCCAAAAAGGTAAGTTTTCTAAAGCTAAAGACGGCTCTAACAACCCAGGTCTCATGATAGACACTTGGAAAGGACCGAAGAATTTAAATAATAAATAAAGGAAGATATAGTGACTATATTAGAAATGGCTAAGAAGACTATCAAAGAAACAACTAAGGTTGCGGCGAAGGAGCCTAAACCAGAACCTGCAATGCTACCTCCTGGTTCTTACCTAAGAGAGCACGGTATGCTTATGCTAATAGATAAGTTTGATCAAGAGAAGATCATGCCTCTAGTAGCTGCTATATACGAATACAATTTAATGCCAGAAGATTTAAGACCAGATCAAATTACATTAATAATCAACAGCCCAGGAGGTTCAGTACACTCAGCCTTCCACCTTATTGATGCAATTAAAATGTCAGAGATACCTATAGTAACAATAGGTAAGGGTCTGGTAGCTTCCTGTGGTGTGCTAACTATAATGGCAGGAGATAGAAGACTACTCACCCACAACACCTCTGTTATGTCACACCAGTACTCGTGGGGTTCAAAAGGTAAAGAACATGAACTACATGCAATGATTAAAGAGTTTGATCTAGCAGGTGATCGTATGATAAGTCACTATAAGAAGTGTACTAAGAAATCTGAAAAGTATATACGCAAACATCTATTACATCCAACTGATGAATGGCTTACCCCAGAGGAGTGTATCAAACATGGTATTGTTGATGAAATAGTTAACACTTATTAGGGGTTGACAAGGAGGTGTACTTATGGTACACTTCCTTATATTCAAATAAAGGAATATGTTAACATGACTACCAAACGCAAAAAGCCCCCTGCTCCTAGTCTGGAACAAGAGGCTAAAGCCTTTATTAAATCTAAAGAAACAACCATTGTGAATGTTCCTAAGAGTCTCTCCTCTCATAAAGAACAACTAGCAGCTTCAGTCCTAGCTGGACTGCTAGGTTCCAGTGGAGGTAATCGAGCGGAAGAACTCGTACAAGAAGCATACAGGTATGTGGACCTCTTGCTTCAATATAAAAAGTAAACAAACTTAACCCCCTTCAGTTTAATTACTGTTGGGGGTTTTTCTTTTTTTACTTACTAGCTCCTACAAACCCTGCAACAACACCAATAATCCCTGTTATGCTCATCTGTAGTAATTCAATAATGTTCTGATCTAGTTCTGCGTTGTGCTCTGAGGCTACCATAAACTCATCAACAACAATTAGTCCGAGTAAGCCCATAAGACCTACTGCCATTACTAATACAATTAGTCCTTTAATCTTTTGCATAATTAACACTTATCCTTTTTCTTTGTCTAGAAGTTAGTTGGGTCCATTCTCATTCGTTTTATTGTATCAGCATTGTTTAACTCTGCATCAATCAACATCAACTGACCTTCACTAAGATCACCCATATTATCACCTAACTCTAGGTCTGCCATAGCTTTCTTAATATCATCAGCAGAAAACTTAGACACTAGGTCATACTGACTGCGTAACGTTGTACCTGTTCCGTCATATCTCGTTACCAAACGAAGCTTAGTTAATTCTTTAACTTCCTTCATCTTATCTTTCCATATAATGCGTAGTTCATCTTGTGGTAGATTACGGAACTTCATACTCTCCATCTTTGTAGTAGACCATGCCTCGATAGACTGATACATCTGGCGTTGGTATTCATTAACAGCCTCTGGTATCATTCTCTTCTTGTCCTTAGACAAAGGAGCATTAATCTTCCACTGGTCTAATCCCATTAAGTTCATAATACGTTGTGTGTTTGTTAATTCTACAGTTCTAACACCTACGTTTTTAGCAGACTGTTGTTTAGCCTCACCTGCTACTGAAGATTGTTTAGTTGGCATACCTTCACCAGTCGTCAAGAAGTCAGTGAAAGAATCAACGTACTTAAATGACTCAGCAATAGTTCTATTTAGTCTATTATTTATCTGCTTTAAGTCTTTAGGGCTTTGGTCTATGTCCATAATCAAACCAAATGCAGTATCAATAGGCTCTAAAGGTCTAACAAAACCTGATATAGCTTGTGCAGATATTTCTGTTACAACATTCAAACCTTCATCGTAAGCATTGTCTATCTCACCTTTAAGAATAGCCATAGTGAAGTCAGCAATCTCACCAGTAGTCTTAGTGAGGTTACGTGTAAGGCCACCTCCACCAAAGTCTTTACCAATCTGTGCTAATATCTCTTCTGGAACTTCTTCACCTGCCATGTGGTATGATACTACACGAGCAGCTGCTTTGAATAAGGAGATAGGATAATCATATTGTTGTGATACAACTTGACCATCTATTATGTTATCATATAACCCTAGACCTGCTTTACGGTTTTCTTGTTCGTCTTGAGCCATTGTGTATACTAAACCAGTAACTACAGCACCTCTTGCCGCTAGTTCCTCTATAGGTACATCATTATACTTACCACTGATTTTCTTAACTGCTATGTTAAGTACTGGTGTATTCTTAATACCGAAGTCTATAGTGTTGTTAAAGAATCTACCAAACGGAACCATGAAACCAAGACCTGGGATGTTACGTGCATCTTCTACGAAACCTGCAAGTTCACCTAGTTTAGTACGGTTCTTATATGACTTAGAGAATGTATTCTCCATAGTCTTAGCTACAGCGTCTATTTCCATTTGCTTGTATTCTTTAGTAGCCATAATTTTAACAGCTTCTGGGCTAGTGTAGAACTCATTCCAACTCTTACCAAACTTAAGTCTTAGTTGCTTGTTCATCTGCCCTACGTAGTCTTGAGACTTAGTGTAAGCATCTTGAGCATTAACGAATGTAGCCCTTTGAACAACATTGATAACACTATCTGATTTGTCTTGTAAGAAAGCACCTTTACCTAATGTAGTCATCTGATCTACAGTGTTACTGATTTCAACACCACCAGATAATGTACGGTTAAGTTTATCTAAAGCACCAGTGTTATTTTGTAATGCACTCTTATAAGCTGCGTATGTCATATCGTTATCAAATGCAAACTTAACACGATCTTTAGAAGCTAGTAGTAGTTGCTTAGCGACATAAGTATTCTTAGCACCTGCATCTGCAAATCCTAACACTGACTGCAGTGTTCCTCTACCGCCTTTAAATAGAGCTAGTGTTACATCAGTAGATATATCTAGCCCTGCAGCTGCTCCATAACCTAATACGTTTAATATAGAAGTAGATGGGTGTGAAACTAATGATCTAATAAACTTGTTCTGTAGTTCAGATATGTTAGACGCAACAGCACCTCTTGGTTTAAACTTATCTTTCTGTAGTACAATATCATCCATAAGATTTAGGTCTAGAGCTTCTTTCATAAAGCTGTCCATATCTAAATCTTCTACATTAACATCTAGTCTCTTAGCAACTTGCATAACACTATTCATACTACGAGCACTTGCGTTCATCTTAGAAGCAAAGGAATCGCCAAATGTTTCTGGTGTAATCTTAGTATTCTTGCGTTTAGCTTTACCGCCAAATGCTTTCATAATACCATCAATATCAGTTTGATCTAGCTCTTCTTTCATAAAGTCAGCTATCCAGTTTGATATCTTATCATCATCAGTACGCTTGCTAAATAAGTAACCACCCTCTTGCATGATCTGAGCTAAACCCTTAAGGTTGTTCTCACCTTCGCCTTTATATATACCTAATAGTACATCAATAAAGAAGTCAGTATCACCTTTAGTGATATCGTCTCCTGACTTAACCTTCTGTAACCAAGTAGTTGTTCCTTCTGGTTCTTTCTCTACAAAAGACTTGATAGCATCTTGCATTTCTTTAGCTATCTGTTTAGGGGATACCTTCTTTACAGTCTCAGTAATAAGAGCGGTGTCAGACGTACCACGTTTAAGTACTACACCTGCTTGCACTGTACCCATAGCCATAGCTGACAAAGCAGCAATACCTACAGCAGTTGTGCTAATCTCTTCCTGTACGTCAGTGTCTACTAGTGCACGTTGGTATAGGTACTCAAAGCCACCATTTGTAGCTGCATCAAATGCTGTTACAGTAGCTATCTCTTTAAGTGTACCTTTATTAAGTACTTTCTTTAAACCTTTGTTAGCCACCATCTTAGCAGAAAACTCAGCTACTTCTTTAGTAGCATTAGTAGTAGCGACTTTAGCGGCTGATTTGAGCACCTTAGTACCTGCTTTAGCAGCTATCTCTTTAGAAGCACCTGCCATTAACTGTTTAGTTACTTCTTTCATAGCTAACTTCTCAGCAGTCATAACAGAAGTCTTTACTGCAGTACCACCGATAGCTTTACCTATAAATCCACCTACTAAGTTTACAGGGTCAAGTATAACAGAACCTACATAGTCCTTAATACCTTCTCCGAACTCACTCCAAGTGACACCTTCACCAGTTAAACCTTCCATCTTCTCAAAGATAGAGTAGGCTTTACCTGCTGTTAGTAGTTTTTCAGGGTCTTTCTTAGCATCCATTAGCCAATCAACTTCGGCTATAGCTTTAATAGAGTTACCTGCAGATACTCCTCGTCTATTGTTAAGGAATGTATCTACAATTTCTTCTCTACTTCTATTCTCAATAGCTTGTATACCATACCTAGACTTAACAAAGTCGTTGATAGGATTGAATAGCTCATCACGCTCAGACATATCATCTTGTGAATATGTAAAAGCTTTAACACCCTGAGGTAGTTTAACTAGACCATCATCATCTAACATACTAGACATCTGTGTATCAACAGGTGCTTCACCTACTACTTCGTAACCACTTAATAGGTCATCATCCAACTCATCGGACACAACTGAATATCCCTCCAGAATGTCTGCAGGGAGCTCATCAGTAGGTTCACTTGGAATATTCTCTACAGCCTCTACAGGAGCTTCTATGGGCTTCTCAGAGACAGGTGCATACCCTTCTGGTATGTCCAAGTCTAAGCTTGGGGAGAATACTGGTTTGTTTAGTCTTTCTAATCTATCTTGTGCTGTTTCTAATCCAATAGGTGCTCTTGCTGGCATATTTATAATCCTTTACTGGTTAGCGAACTCTAGGAACGTATCTACTTTAACTTCTAACTCTTCTTCAGAGATGTCAGCATTTGAGTATCGTTTTCTAAACTCCTTCATAGCCCATTCTTTTCTTTTAGATTTTGGTGTTCTTGGAGGCATAGCATCAACAACATCCATGATTTTGTCAGTAACAACCTCTGTAGAAGCTTTTGATAAGTCCATAGCTCCATCACCTTCACCTTTAAATGATCTATCTACAAACGTATCTGTGTCTATTTCTTTCTCACCAGGTCTATTACCTTCTGCTTGTTCATCAGAGACACTTTTACCCATTGTAGATAAAGCTTCTGCTTGTTTATCAAAGACTTCTTCTATTCCATTTAATTCTTTAAGCTTAGCCTCTTCATTAAACTCAGCTGCAAGTGCATCCTCTATATCAAGTTCTTCACCTGCATCATTAGTTAGCACAACTGTAGACTTTTCTGCTGCCTTAGGTGCATAAGTAACACCTTTATACTTAATTGGACCTGTATAACCACTATCTTTAGCTTCTCTAAAAGCTGCTACAGAGTCTACTTCAAACACTGCGTCATCAGTTGCATTAGACGACATAGGTAAGTTTGGGTCTGCAGAAGCCTCAACGGGTGTATCTACCATTACTTTTTCTACAGGCTCTGGGTAAAATGACTGAACAAGAGGGTTCTTATCTAAGTTAAACTCAGACATTATGCTTTTACCATAGTTTAGCTCAGCTAGTATCTGATAGCCTCTAGCATCATCTTTATCTTTTTTAATGAATGCTAATGCTCTTTCTACTTTATCTTTCTTGTCTTCGTCTGCTATTTTACCAACATCTATACGAGCTTCGTTAGCTATAGCAGTCTTCCAGATGCCTTCACCTTTAGTAACTTCATTAGCGTCTGGAGGTGTACCTGTTTGTTGGAATAACTCTTCAGTAGGTCTGTACCCTTTAAGAACCATTAGACCTTTAGCCATAGCTTCTGGATTCTCTAATCCATCACCCTTCATCATGCTCTGTACTATTTCTAAAGCTTCTTCCTCGTTCTTACCTTCTACTTGACCTAAGTAACTAAAGTACTGAGGTAATTCATTTAACTGTACTTCATTACCTTTTTTAGCTTGTGCATCTACAAAAGCTTGTAATGATGCTTGTGCTGAAGGACTAGCTATAGCAGCTTTAAAAAATGGAGATTCTTGTTCTTGTTTAGTTAACTGAGTGTTGTAGTTAGCAGTAAACTTTTTAGACACAGCTACAGTAGCATTAGTGCCAATAGGTACAGCCTTGCCTGAGTCTCCTGAGAGAGCACCAAGTAAAGATGCAGGTATCATATCTACAACTGCTTTTGTATAGTCTAAATCTGCCGCACGTTTTTTAAGCTCAAAAGTTTGATTCCATTGATCGTTAGTAATACCTTGCTGCTTAACTTGCTCTTCAAACTGTTTTAAACGAAACTGACGGTTCTCTAAAGCTATACCATCACCTACTTTATCACGTTCTTTTTGGTAGATGTCCATAGCAATTTGACGGACTTCAGCTGCGTCTTTTCTTAGGTTAGCAATAACGTCTTGATCTTTAGCATAGTTATACTTATCAATAGTAAGTTGAAATACTTTATCAGCATGCTTTTTACCATCTTCATAAGAGTTTTTCTGGAAGTCATACTTATCTAAAGTAAGAGCCCATTCTCTGTTTTTATACTTATCTTCACGTTTCCAGGTATATTCTAAGTTTTCTTGAGCTAGTTTTTCTCTTGCTAACCTATCTGTACGACCTTCTTCATAAATCAATGCAGCTCTATCGTTAGTGATATTCCATTGGCGTAAATCCTCAATCCTCTTAGCTTCAGCACGTTTATCAGTTATATCGTCCCTTCTTACATTATACTCAAAGGTCTCTTTACGTTCTGCTCTACGTGCATCTAGCTCTTCTTGCTCTGCCTTCGCTTCTTTAGCGTCCTTAAATCCTTTTGCTACACCTGACCAGAAACTCATAATTCTTCTCCTCTTCTAGCCATTAAACCTTTAGGTTTTTCCTCAGGCATATCCATCGGTAACTCTTCTTGTATAGGCTCTTCATCTTCTTCGTCTTCCATATCTAACTCAGCAAGCATATCTTTAGCTTTCTTCTCGTTGATTTGGTACTCTATACCTTCACGTTGTTCGCTATCATCAGGTAAACCTTCTTCAAAATCTATGCCTAGTTTCTCAGCAGTAGATGTAATGTATTCATGTATGACTGGTGCTATTATTAAAGAAATGTCGATACTATGTATCCCACCCATTACAGCACCTCTTAATAAACCTTCAGTAATTGTTACAACGTCAAGACCTAGCTCTAGTGTGTCAGCTAGTGCTTGGAACTTCTCTTCATCTTGAAGACGATTAAGATGCCACATAATAGAGTCTTCTGCAGTAGTTAACTCAGGAGGATTCTCATATGGTGCATTCTTTGGCTCTGCAGTCAGAGACTGTCCAGGTATAATCATTACATATTCCTTTATTTGAATTTGTTGTAGTAGTCAGACAGTCTAGTACCAAACTTATCAGCAGGGTTATACTTACCTTTAGTCTTAAAGTACTTTTTCATTCCTGTTTTACCACCTAAATGAGCAACAGCTCTTAGACCATCTCTTGACATTGTACCAGATTTATCTAAACTGTCAATAGTTTTATCTATATCTTTCATATGCCATTCAAATACTTTTTCTTGTAACTTAGGCTTACGTTTAAATGTCTCTGTTGAGAACTCCATACCCTCTGCTTTCATAAAGTCTTTTAATCTAGCATCTGAGAATTGATAAGAACCAGTCATCTTACGACCATCATCTAATTTAATCTGTGTATCTGATTTACCACTGCTTTCAGACTCTTTTAGTTTCATAGCAAAGCCCTTCATGCCAAGGCCTTCTGGTCTAGCTTTAGGTTTTTGCATAGACCTCATCAACGAGAGCCCCATACCCTCTTCAGACATTGGACTTCGTTCTATACTCTCAGGTCGTAAACGTGGACGCATAAGACCTGATTCACTTGTCTCTTGTTCCACCCCTTCTTCTGGAGCTTCTCTTCCTATATCTGTCTGTAGTTTTTCTATAAGAGCCTTACGAGCCATCTCTAAGTTCTTTAGATACATACCTTTATTCATTGGAACCATTATCACATTCCTCCTAACATTTGACCAAAGAGATATCCAATACCTTCTTTGTCTTTTTGTTTATTAGCTTGATTAGTTTCCCACATAGATAACGTCTTAGACTCATTAGCTAAGAAAACACTAAGTGCTCTGTCCGTAGCACTTTCAGATTGTTTAAATGCGTAGTCCATTATATCACGCTCACGTTGCCATACTGTGTCTAGCATTTGCTGTGTAAACATATTAGCTGCTTTAGCTGACTCTAGGTTAGCTACGTTTTGTGCTTGTGAATTAACTGTACTAGCATTTTGTCTCCACTGAGCATTAGCTTGAGCAATTAATAAAGAGTTTTGTGAATTAAACTGATCTCTCTGTACATCCATACCTGCATTAAACTGTTGTACTTGTGTAGCCATGTTAGCAAAGAACTGATTAGTTTGGTTTTCACTACTTGCATTAAACTGTTTAGCTGCATTAACAGCTGATTGATCACTAAAGATAGCTTGTATATTTGACTGTGCTTTAAACAAGTCTGTTTGTTGTTGAAGGTCCATATTCTTCATGTCCATTTGCATGAAAGACTGGGCGTTCATAACTGCTGCTTGCTGACGGTTGTTTAAGTTTTGCATGTCCATCTGTGACATAGCAGCTGCATCAGCCATCATCTTAGCATTTTTAGCATTAAGATTAGTTAGGTCAACTGTCTGTGCCATACGGGCATTCTCAAGAGCTATCTGCTGTTCAGCAGTAAAGTTCATGTTAGCTATATCAGATATTCTAGATGCGTTAGCTACTCTTGACTGAAACTCTTGTGAAAAATCTATGTTTAAAAACTGAGCACGTTGCTGTGCCGCGAACATTGTAGTCTGTTGTCTATTAGATAAATTCATAGACTCGAACTTAGCAAATGTTTGAGCGTCTGCCATAGCAATAGGTATTGCTGACTCCATAGTGGCTTGTATTAAAGCCTGACCTGCCATACTGGAGGCTCCTAAACCACGAGCTGCCATCTGTGCAGTAGCGTTACGTAGTGCACCAGCTGCCCAAGCTGGAGGAGAGTTTGCATCAAAGTCTGCCATTAGGCTACTCATTTGACCTTTTACAGTAGCCTGTAATGAAGGGTCAGCTTGAGCTGCTTGTATGTCAAGAGCTTCATCAACTGCTGCCATATCTACTGCAGAACCTGAGATCATCTCTCCTGATTCTATTATACGTTTAGCGGCAGGAGATACTGTCTGAGCACTAGTTATTTGCTGTGCTTCCAGTTCTCTAGCAGATAAAGTAGTAGGGTCTTTAGTTTGTGCTTCGACTATCGCGGAAGGATCAACAACACCTTGTACAGCCTCTAAACTATCAGTTACACCCGTTACACCACTGACAGCCTTAGTAGGGTCTACAGAGGCTGCGTTGAAGGCATCTGGAGCTGTTATCTGAGGAGCATTAGGGTCTAGTATACCTGTACCTTCTGCGATTGTAGTTCCTTCAGCATTTGGGTCTATCTGAGAAACTGCTGCAGTAGTAGCCATAGTTCCAGGAGATGTGACAGAAGCTTCCATCATATTGCCTGAGGCATTCTTAATTCTATCACTTTGTGATTTAGCTGTTTCCTGTTGGGTAGGTTCAGCTTCTTCTTTAGTTCCAGGATTAGTTTCATCTACAGGGGTTGGAAGTGAAGGTGTTAAACCAGCTATAGAGTTATCTACTCCGTACGTTTGATTCAGTCTACTTTCACTAAATGTACCGCCACCTCCACCACCAGAAGCAGCCATAGCGTTAGCTCTTTCTTGCAAGGTGCTAGGATCACCTCCCATTACAGGATTACCATTACCGTCTGTTATAACAGCACCAGTATTAGTGTTAGTAATTGGAGTACGAGTATCAGCTACTTTCTGTGCTTCTGCTTGTCTAGCTGCTTCTGCTCTTTGCTGTGCGGCTTGCGCAGCCTGTGCTTCTCTTATTATTCTGTCTCTTTCGGCTTGTTCTGCTTGTGCTTGAGCAGCCCTTGCTTGTGCAGCTTGTGCAGCTTGAGCCTCTCTCAGCACTCTATCCCTTTCAGCCTGTGCAGCAGCTGCTTGAGCTGCAGCTTGTTGTGAATTATCTCTAGATGTATTAACTACTGGAGGTGTGTACACTGGCTTAGGTGCAGACATCACTGCCGCCGCACCCTTTTTGTCTGCCCTTGATCCACCACCACTATTTGCTGCACCTTCACTAGAGCCACCACCAAAGGTAATCACACCAGAACCAACTGGGTTAAGTATTCTTTTCATTGAAAACGGGTTATACATTCTTAGAACATCCTCTTGTGTAACTTGTTCCTATTATAGAATCTTCGGAAGTGGACTTGATTAGCGGTTCCGTATAGTTCTGTAGTCGTGTTCCTTATGGCTCTCATCATCTTACGTGTGTGACCAAAAGGAGCTATAAATTCTATACCCCATAAATCATCTGAGGTATTCTGTTTGTAATCTTCTGCAGTAGGTTGATACTTATCGTTTAAAAAGAGATTAGACTTAGTAGTTGATAACCAACACCAAGTTATTAATCCTATAGGTTTAGTATCCTCGTAATATACTCTTATTTTATTATATTCTATAGGAAGAAGAAGAAAGGTATTAACTTCACTTGGAGTGTATTTAGAGTGTATATTCCCTAACTCCAATAAGCTAATACCATCTACTACTGCTTTGTACTTATCTATAACCATGTAGTATACCTATATACACTGGGGCAACCTTAAGTTAATTATACACATGTTTTATACATCTGTCAAGTACTTTTTTATATTATATTATTCTGCAGCTTCTTCAGCTTCAACTATTGCCTCATCTAAGGATACAGATAAGCGTTGTATAAATGCTTCACGACCAATGTTTAACTGATCTAAGTTAAATCGAGCATTATCTAATTTACGCCCTAGATCATTAATGTGGTTTAGCATTATCTTTTGTTCATCAGTGAAGTCATCAACATTGTATTCTATGTCGTTGACTGTAATGAGGTTCTTTTCGTTTTTACTCATTTTAGTCTCCTTTGGTTTAGGTTAAATTAAGAAGCGGTGTATCCGTTTCCTGCTGTGATAGCGGCGTTTACCGCAGTCATACTTTCGTCTGTCCAGTA